AAATAGCGGGCTTTACGCACCAACTCGCTGCGCGTGGCTTGGTCAGCGTCGAATCGAGCGTCGGTCAGAGGCGACCAAATGTAGCTTCGGTCGCCGTTCTGCCAGAGCCGCCCACCCTCGTATCGGTTCAGGATTCTCCGCGCCTCGTTCGGCTTCCGAAGTGCAAACGATGCAGCCTTCATCGCCTGAACAGCGCACAGTCGCGCAGCCAATGCTGACTTGGAAACGATGTTCATGCGCCGCAGGCTCGGAGATTGGTGAAGTCGAGCCGGAACCTCTGTATGCGCCGGCACGAGGCCAACATCTCGGCGCAGATAGCCACGTCGTTCCTGCTGTCCCCGCTCTCCGTTAGCTCAAGGGCCGTGAGGGCGGCCTCGTATCTGTCTGTCAATGCTCCCCATAGGCGTCGGTGTTCCTCGGGGTACAAATCCTTACCAGACTGGAAACCGGCCCCGCCGCCAGCCTCAGACGTGGAATTGAGCCACGTTCCTTTCGTTGGGCTGTTGTTCAGCCCCTCAAATGCGCCGTCCCGCTGTTCGTCAATGATTTGACGCAGCGGCTTGCCGACCCTCAACGCTTCCCCAGCCGCCCACCGCAGGGCATCCCGCATATCCTGAGTATTTGCCACTCATATAGTGCGGAACATTAGCCGAATAGGCCGTCAGGCGGGAAGCTTGGTCACTGTCATGGTGCGGGTGATTACCGATGCGACGTGAATCATCAACTCACAGTCGCGCATGTGATTGTCGCGCCGCACCTGTTTCCAGAAGTAGGTAACTCGCCCCCGCGCATCAATCTTCTCCTCGCGCCGCTCCGCTGTAACCTGCTTCAAATACGATGATTCCACCCGGCGCGGAATCGTCCACTCGCCCACCTTGCCCATCAAAAGCTCTGTGAGTTCATCCTTTGCGGCGTTGTTCGACCATCGGTATAGCGGAATCATTCGGCTCCTGCCCTGCATGGCGGTGCCATAATGCGGGTCAACGAGGCTGCGGGTGTAAATGCGCCTCACCTGTTTTGTCGGCTCACCTGACTTTTTAACCGAGTGCATGAACCACTCAGCATCGTCCCCCTTGAACGCTTTCCATCCGTGACTCAGGCAGAACCTATACACTTCCCTCGCCTTGAAGCCTGAGTCGATCAGCGCGTTCTGCACCTGAACACCAAGCTCGACCCGCTTCGCCTCAAGCTCGGCGGTCGAATTCACGCGCCCGTAAGAGACAAGCCTCGACTTCCCGCCCTCGGCGAAAGCACGGCATACATACCAGTAATGCTCGCCGCTAGCCTCCTGCTTGTCGGCAGCAAGGAAGCGCACCTTCTCCTCGGGCCAAGGGTCGCCAAAGTCGTAGTCGCCCTTCCGCGCATCCATAAACTCGTAGTCGTCTATCTCTCCCAGTTTGTCCGCCCAAGGCTCCCCGAGGGTTTCGTTTATGAAAGTCTTCAACGGGCTTAAATCGCCTGCCCGCGCCGCGGCGCGGGCCTGAATAAATTCCTCCACTATGTCTATCCACTTGACCCACGGCGGAAGCAGCGCGTTCCAGTGAAAGCTGACACGGTGACGTGGTGCCTTCGGGTTCATGCGTACGAATTGCCCGGTCTTCGCCAGCGCCTTGCGTTGCTGTGGCGTGTCGCTCATCTGGTGGCCGCACGCCACACACACGTATCGGATATGGTTAGCTAGAAGGTCGAAATTCCACACGCCGCGCTCATCTTTTGCGCCGGGCACTTCGGCGAACTTGCACAAGGCGTCCGTTTCAAGCTGAACGGCTTTCAACTGTTCAAACTTCATCGGTTGTAGCTGGCCGCACTTCGGGCATTTGATGTGATAAATGCGCTGGTCGCCTGCTAAGAACGCACGGTGAACAGCGTCGTTCTCCAAGTCGGGTGTGGACACAAGCAATCGGCGTGTGTTCCAAAAGGCCCGTGTGCGCTTCAACACGGTGTCGAGAGCGCCGGGCGGATAGTTCCTCACTTCGTCAAGGAACAGCCAGCGGATAGGCTTCGACTGCAATTTCGATGGCGACCCGGCCCCGGTGAAATAGAAGGGCATCGATCTGAACGTGAACTCGTACGCCTCAGAGTTTATAATCTGTCCAAACACCGGCTGGCAGTTTTCAAACGTCGGCTTTACTCTATCACGCACGAACGCCTTCGCTTCGTCTTTCGCCGCCATTACCCACATCGCGGGGCCGGGGTCTTCGCTGATTGCCCAGCACGCGCAGTTCATCACGGTCTGCGTCTTGCTAGATTGAGCGGAGCACATCACGGAAATGTCATTCACGCGATTGTCAGAGAACACTTCCATCACTTCCCGAACCCACGGCGAGTTATCAGAGCGCCAGCGACCAGGCATCGGCGAGGTATTGTCCACATACACGTAATCCTGACACCATTCCCAAACTTTTCGCCGGTCGGTTGGTCGGACTGCCGCCTTGAACCCTTTAAACAACGGGTTCATAGGCGGAGTTTTTCCACTCCTCGATTGACTCATTGAGCAGGTGTAGCTGTTGCAGCACTTCATCCTCAATTTCCTTCAGCCGTTGTTCGGCTTCGGCAACAGACACACCAACAAGGTTCGGCGCTGATTGGTGCAGCGTGGAGACAACTTTTCGTATCGCCGCCCCAAGCTCCCCGCCGATGCGCTCGACTTCCTGCGTCGGCATCCAATTCCGTTTTTGGACAGCTATCTGGACAATCAGGCGCTCGTTTTGCAGCAGAACGTTCCGCGCCTTTTCGCGGCCAACGTCTATTTCCTCAACCTCACTATCCTCACCGAGTCCGCGTGCGCGTCTGAACTCTCGCCACGATTGGACGTGGTAGCGCCCGTCGGGCCGCGTGACAGGGCACCCGTCAATTTTCTTCCATCTGGAAACAGTTCGGCGGCTAACCCCGAGCGCTGCAGCCAACTCAACAACATTTCCCACATACTCAACGGTGGACGCCTTGCCGCCATCAATGATAGATTGCAGGTAGTTGCGTTGGCTGGCCGACAGTGGCCGCTTTTTCTTCACCTGTTCTGCGAGGGACGCCGCGTCGGCTTTGAGTAGTATTTCGGCCTGTTTGCGGGACAATGGCGTGGCTGTCGCAGATTCGTTTGTGGCCGCTTGCTCAGGCTCCCCCCTTAAAAGCCTGCCTGCGGCCTCCAAAGATGCGTCCTGAGCACGTTTCTGCTCGTTTTCAGCCTCGTTTTTAGGGTGCCTTGAACTCATAAAGGGGACGCTATACAAAAGAATCCGCGCCACAGTGGCACGGCTTGCGACTGGTCATCAGATTACCTGCGCCGCCTTCTGGTTTTCGGGCGGTCAAGCAATAGTCGGTCCATGAGGCGCTCTGCCAGCGTTGATGGTTTCGTGCGTGCAATCTCCCAATTCTGCAAGCTCCGCACTGACACTCCAAGAATGGCTGCGGCTTGCGACTGAGACATGCCCTCGCGCTCGCGCCAATTTTTCAGCTTCTTGGCGAACTCTGTTTTGCTTTTCTTCGTCATTCTTACACCCATACGCTGACAGCTTACAACGTCGGCGAACGATCTCAACCCCGGTTTCCACAAATCAGCGTAGCGCCTGACTCCCAGCGGCAGAGGCAAGAGGAGCCGGTTTATCGTCTCTCGTTGCATTGTCATAGTTTTCGCCTTTCAGTTTTCGGTTTCATTTACTCAACAGCCACGACTTCGCCTTCCGCATTGGTCGGCTGCACGTCGCGGGGAAGTCTCGGAATCATCCTCTCGCCCTTGCACAGCGGGCATTGCACTCTGCCGATGTTCCGTAGAACGCGGCCAGTCCCGTCACAGCAGGGACAGGTGCGGTGCGTCTTCGCCTTCTCGCGCAACAGCCGGTTATGCTCGTGCAGCGTTTTCCAGTAATCCTCGATGTTCCGAAGGTCATACAGTTCACGGCACTCCGCAGGCTCCTCAATCGTTCCCGGCAGCTCGAACTGTTCTGCCTTGTTGCAATAGCATCCGTTGCTGCTCGTAGGATGCGTTTCTGGACGTTTTGTCGGCACGGGTGGTAGCCAGTATAGGTTCGAGAAGTAAATGCCGTCCCTTTTGAACCAGTCCCCGTATCGAATCGTTTCAGTGCCGCTGAAATCCAGAAGTGGTCGGGATAACAGTTTCAAGCTCAACACCAAAGCGAATAGCCTTGGCCGCGCTGTCTTCAGGTTTTGTCAGTTTCATATCGTTTTCAGTTCGCGGTGTTCGGGCGTGTAGAAGTCTGGTGGTATTTGGGGTATCGGATTTCCGTTTGGATTTGGCATTTATCAGTCTTTCGTTTCAGTTTGGTGTTTACAGTTTCGGTTGCAGTGTTTCGAGTCAAATCTCGTAGATGACGCCCTTCACCTTGACGAAGTGTCGGGAGCGTCCGCGCACATATCCGAGTGCGGTCGGGTGTCGGAATACCAGCCCCTCGCCCTGTCCCCCTTGGACTTCGAGCAGCATGGCGTTCGCGTGCTGCAAATCTTCGCAGACGGTGAAGCTCACGCAGTCGGCGTAGAGCCTCGCGGCCTCGGCCAACCTTTGCGGCCAACTGCCGGGGTGGTCGGGACAGTCAAAGACAGTGAACCTGATTGCCGGGGTCCAGTGGCCATGAAGCACGGCGGCAACGGCTGCTTTGAAGCCCCCACGGCCTCCGTGGACTTCACCGTCAAGCCGGACTCCATCGGGCAGCGCGGCGCGGATGCTGCCGGGGATGGGAATGATTCTGCCGCCCCTTGACCAAAGATTCTGCCCATCCCAAAGGGCGCGGCAACCGTCCTGCTTCTCGCTAGCACACCAGCCGGTGAGGCACATGCCGAACTCCCAATCAACCCCCAGCGTCAAGTATTGGTCGAGGTTCATGGCTCCTTATCGGCGGGCGGGGTTACAAGGTCATCAAACAGACCAATCTGCCTCGGGGACAACGCGGCCAATTCATCCTTGAAGAATTGCTCCTTGGTCCTGCCCTTGGCGCGGCCTTTGCGGGTGTGAACGTCGAACGTGTATTCAGGCAGTTCGATTGGCTCTGGACTGTTGCGCGATTCGGCGATGGCTCGGGTCAGCCTCTTGGCGTCAATCATGCGCCGGTCATAAACGAAGTTGGTCAGGTGGTCCGCATCGCGGGACTTCATCGCAGCGCATAGGACGATGACGGCTTTCGACAGGAAGATGCGGCTCCGCACCTTCTTCGCGCCCTCATTCAGCACGGTGAAGGAATCGAACAGTGCCTTGATTTCGGTCGTGATAACACCAGCGCAATCCTCGGCAGAAATGGTCAGCAGGCGCTTCCAGCAGTAGCGGTGGTAGCCAGACTCGAACAACTCAATAGCCATGTAACCGGCAAGGGCGGTGTCCCCGCGCCGTATCGCCTTTTGGAGACAACTGGCGACCTCGAACAGCGAGTAGCCGCGTTTGGTGTGTGGTGTGAATCGGTTCATGTCAGTGGTCCCCTGCTGGCCCCTGCCGGTAGCCGATTGCCCGTATGGTGTAGCTGATTCGGTTCGCCTGCATGACAAGTTCAACCGTGGGTTCAGTGGCCGTGTAATACTCGATTGCCGCGCAGACCAAGGCGACATGCTCGCCAAGGACGTTGCACAGGATTGGAGCCTTCCAGTCTTTCGGGTCGTGGACGGCAGTGAACGCCGTTTTCAGTGCCTCCACAGGGAAGCCCTTGTAGGTGATGGTGTCTAATTTCATCCCCAAATCCTGCCAGCCGCCCCCGCGAGACGGATAGCCGCCATCTGTCACCATTTTTGCG